TGCTTTAGACCGGGCTAAGCTACACCGACATGGGGTGACTGAGGAGTTTCGAAATCCCGACATTTGGGTTCACAACCCAACGCTCTGCCTCTGAGCTACAGCCACCATACTGCGAAGCTCCCATTCGCTGCCCATCTCTTTCAATGGTCTTTGGCATACACCACATTTGGGGCCGAATTAGCATCTAATTCTGCGATCCACCACTTGTTTTTTAAAGGAAAAACAAGAAAACTTAATGGTCGGGAATGTAGGATTCGAACCTACGACCCCCTGCTCCCAAAGCAGGTGCGCTACCGGACTGCGCTAATCCCCGTAAAATATTACGTTTCTAACAATGTCAAAGAGCATAGATTGGTTGCGGGAGCCGGATTTGAACCGACGATTTCCAGCTTATGAAACTGGCGAGGACGGCCATACTCCTCTATCCCGCTATAATCTATTTTGTCGAAGCCAACATTCAATTACATTACATCCGTGCTTATTAAACGTCAACCCCTAACTTGGTGGAGACTAAGGGGATCGAACCCTTGACCTATAGCTTGCAAAGCTATCGCTCTCCCAACTGAGCTAAGTCCCCGAAATTCTGGTGCCGCCATGAGGAATCGAACCCCAGACATTCTGCTTACAAGGCAGACGCTCTACCAACTGAGCTATAGCGGCGTTATGGGTTGTATTATACGTTTCGTTCCATCAGTGTCAACCCACTATCATAAAAAAAAGCTCCGGTTTTGTGGACCGAAGCTTGACAAGTTATACTTATGTCGTACTTCAGTTACATCTCATCTGTCCACGCACCATTATTGACAGACGCAAAGCGGCCATGTTCGAATGAACTGGCTGGCTTCATATCTTTCATAATGGGTTGATAGGTGAGTTGCACTTTAAGTCTTTCTTAGTAAATAGTTTCTTACATTTATTTATACAAGTTGAGACGCAAATAGCAGAAAAAAATGGATTGTCAACTTTTTTTTTTCGTATGCTACATACAAAGATGCCATTTGCATAAATATAAGCATGGGATACGATGTTATATTCAAACTGATTGGTGACGTAGGGTTCCCCATCGCAGCAGCGTTGTTGGGTGGTGTCTTCGTGTACTTTGTTATTAACTACATCCTAGAAAGCGTCCTCAAAGCCATCAAAGGAATGCAGGGTATTATTATGGGACTCGATAATCGAGTCAAAACAATGAACCATGATATTATCCGTGTTGATGCCGTAGTAAGTTCTGCATTAGGTCTTAAGCCTGATCTTGAAAGAATTGCACGAGCAGACGGGAAGAACGATGCTAGGAGAGACTAATGTCACCCGATCTAATTGCTCAATTTGTGAAGCAATATGGATTCCCAATTGTTGCCGCAGTCGGTATGGGATATTTCGTATTCTTCATCTATAAGTTTGTTACAGATAAATTAATGCCGTTGATTGGCGAAACCAATGTTATTTTAATCGCACTGATTGATCGTGTTCGCATGTTGGACAATGACCTCATTCGGTTGAACCAGAAGGTGAATGTAGTACTACAGATAAAGGAAGATCACAGTGATTATAAGCCTAAAAATTGAAATCATCAAAATCTTCAAACTTGAATTCGATCTTTCTTCTGAAAATAATAAAAAGAAAAAGGAAGAAGAAGTTGCTAAGAAAGAGCCTGATACTAGCAAGCCTACTGTTTCTAAGTAGTCCTGCACATTCCACAGAAATTGTTCAGCAATTCAAAAGCCCTTCATTTAGTGGAGTTGGCACTTCTGCACATTGGTTAACAATTGAAAATCAAGAAGCAACCAGACGTAAAACAATTCAAGACAAAATTGAATCAGATTTGAAAGCAGCAGTTCAAGCTGAGCAAAATTCAATCATGAACAAATTCATGACCAATTTGCAGTCTCGTATATATTCTCAACTAGCCAAACAACTGACAGATAGTCTTTTCGGTCCAAACGCACAGGATTCAGGAACCTTTGAGCTTGATGGAAATACCGTTGCATTTCAAAAAGACTTAAATGGTATAACACTGACAATAACACAGCCAGATGGTACATCAACTTCAATCACCATTCCAACAGCAGGGTCATTTAAATTCTAATGAAAAGCATAGGTTTAGCATTATTACTATTGCTAGGTGGTTGTGCAACCCCTGCTCTACATGACTTCAACAGAAATTTACCTGTTGTTGATAGTGTGGCATATAAGCCACTGTTAGATATTAGACCACCACAAATGCCAGCAGTAGTAGCTGTGTATGACTTTCCTGATCTTACAGGTCAAAGAAAAGATAAAGATGGTGTAGCGACATTTTCAACTTCCGTAACTCAAGGCGGAACAAGTTTATTAATTGATGCATTGAAAAATGCTGGACGTGGAAAGTGGTTTAGAGTTGTCGAACGTCAAAGAATAGACGATCTTACTAAAGAACGTCAAATTGTTCGTCAAACTCGTGAAGAATACCAAGGTGAAGGCGCTAATAAGCTTGAACCTTTAGTCTTTGCAGGAATAATGATTCAAGGTGGCATTATTGGTTACGATACCAATATTGTTACTGGTGGTGCTGGAGCCAGATATCTTGGTATCGGTTCAAGCACAAAATATCGCAAAGACCAAGTAACAGTAGCACTAAGGGCGGTTTCAACAAACACTGGCGAAGTCATTATGAACGTACAGGTTTCAAAAACAATCCTTTCAACTGGTACAGACTTTACATTATTTAAATTTATTGATGTAGGAACCAAACTTGTTGAAACAGAAGTAGGTATAACCGAAAATGAAGCAAACACGATTGCGGTTAAGATGACAATTGAAGCGGCAGTAGTCGAACTAATCAAACAAGGCAGAATTAAGGGATATTGGAGTTAAAAGATATGTTAAAGAAAATCAAGATGTTATCACTCTTGATGGTCATGATTTCATCCACAGCGATTGCAAATCCAAACGCAATCTATATTGAGCAAGTAGGCGAAACAAGTAAGATAACAGTAACGCAAACAGGCCAAGATAATAAGATCGGTTCTGAAAATAATAGATTTAATCTTGAAGGAAACTCACAAGATATCACTATTACTCAAACTGGTTCAAACAACATTCTTACTGGACGTATAACAAATGCATCTGGTGTGAATTATAACCTTAATATTACTGGTAATTCTAACGAAAATATCTTCAACACAGGCAGTAGTGCTTCTGTTGCAGGTACAACCCAAAATATGACAATTACTGGTGATAACAATAAAACAACATTTAATCATGGTGATTATTCATCAGCAACAAATGCTCTTCTGAATTATGTAATCTCAGGAGACTATAATACATTACTGGCAAATATCAATACAGATGATGTTACCAATACAATAAACGTAACTGGTGATCAAAATACCATTACAACTACTCAAACTGGTTATGCTGGTAAGAACATCGATATGAACGTACTAGGTTCATTGAATACTATTAATATCGATCAGAAGAGTACATTGAATGTGGATACGATTAAACTTAATACTACTGCTACTGGTGGTATTATTAACATCACACAATGCAATAGCGGCAACTGCTAATATTGGCAGTGTTACTGAGCTAAGAGGACCAAGCGAGGTTGTTAGGAAAACACAAAAAATTCCTACACAGCCTCGCTTACCTGTGCAAAAAATGGATAACGTGCGTACTGGTAATGGTCGCATCGAAATAACATTTGTTGACAACACTAAGGTTAAACTCACAGAACAATCAAAGCTTGTGATCGATGATTTTGTTTATGATGGCGATGCTAGTAAAGGAAAGATGAATCTTCGATTTGCTTCAGGTACTGCTAGGTTCGTAACTGGTTCCATGGGTAAGAAAGGTATCAACCTTAAAACTCCTACTGCTACCATAGCGGTTAGAGGAACAGATTTCACAACAACCGTAGATGAAATGGGTAAGAGCCTGTTTATTCTTCTACCAGAAGAAAACGGTCATGTTGGGCAGATTACTGTGTCGAATAGTGCAGGGACTGTTATTTTAGATAAAGCCTTTCAATCAACTATTGTTCTGACGGCTGATACACCACCAACAAAACCTGTCATTCTCAACCTAGACCTAAGCATGATCGACAATATGTTGATCGTGTCTCCACCAGATGTGGTTAAACAACAGGATATAGTTGATAAAAGAGCCAATATTCTTGATCTATCAGAACTAGATATTGACTTCCTAAAGAACGATGAACTTGAAAAGAATGATATCAACGACAATGATCTTAGTATCAATAGACTTGATGTAAACTTTTTTGAGGATGATTTAACATATTCTGAAGGTGGAGAAGTTACTAAAGATAATATTCGATTGATTGGTACAAATTTTGGTCTTGATAGCACAACAAAGATATACACATTTGTTGAACAGGTTACTATCCAGTTTACTAGAATTCAAAACAATACGGCATCGATCCTTACAGAAAAAACATCAAACCTAAATATATCATTCACTGATAATGGAAAAACAAATATTATTCAATTAAACGATGGCGGGAGTAGCATAATTGTTAGTCAACAAAATTAAAAAGACATTATTGTCCCCATGGTTAGCTTTACTTACTTTTTCTCTTCTGATCACATTGAAGGTAGCTGATCCTCGCCTTATCGAATCAACCCGCTTGAATTTCTACGATAACCTGATGGTAGCAGAGCAGCAAGTTGTTAGTACTGATGTTGTATTGCTCAATATTTCCGAAAAAACTTTGGAAAAGTATGGGCAGTATCCATTCTCAAGAGATGTTTATGCTAAGGTTATTAATGACGCTTACAGCAGCGGTGCTGGCTTAGTCGGTACTACCATACTATATCCTGAGCCAGATCGCTTCAATCATGACACCGATCTACAACAATCACTTTTATCTAATCCTGTAGTCTTATCTCAAGTTGCTAGTGAAAAGTGCGCTAGAGATAACTCAAACACAAAGCGTACAGGTGTAGCAGTTGTTGGTGACGGCAAAGCCACCGATTATCTACCACAATATAAATGCATTCTTGATAACGTAGCTACGGTCCAAAATAAAGCTTCTGGGATTGGCGTAACATCAACCCTTCCAGAAGTTGACGGCGTTGTTCGTCGTATTCCTCTTTTGGCAATGTCAAATAATGAGTATTACCCATCTTTTGCTCTTGAGATGCTTCGAAATGCGGCTGGTGATACATCATATCAAGCAAAGATAAATGAGACAGGTGTTGAGGCTGTTCGTGTCCCTCAGTACGATACAATTTCAACAGACCCTTATAGTCGAGTGTTTGTAAATTGGAACAAGGCATTTCAGGAGTATGATGTTGGTTCCCCATTACCATCTCTTCAAAATAAGTTTGTAATTCTTGGCGTAACTGCTGAAGGAATTCAGAACCCTGTTCCAACTCCTGTGGGAGCAAAGTCTCCACAGTATATTCAAGCTTCATTATTGCAGACCCTTCTTGACGGATCAAGCGTTTCCATTCCGTCATGGGTTCCTTTAGTGGAATGGGCTGGTTTCCTAACCCTTGGCATTTTGGTGATTGGTCTTTCACGTGTACGCTTCTCATTCGTTTGGGTAGGTGGATTATTAGCAGCGGCTGTATATGCACCATACTATGCGATGGAACATTATAAAATTCTACTTGATTCAAGTTTCATTATTGGATCAATGATTCTTATATACCTACATGTCAACATCGTCAATTATATCTCAGAATTCCTTCAGAAGCAACAAATCAAGAAACAGTTTGGTACATATCTGTCACCAGACCTTGTTGCACAGTTGCAAAAGCAACCAGACTTGCTACAGCTAGGTGGAACAGAGCAAAAGCTCTCTATCATGTTCACAGACGTTCGTGGCTTCACAACAATCTCAGAACACTATGGAAGAGACGTTCAAGGTTTAACTAAGATCATGAATCGCTACATGACTGCCATGACAAAGGCAATCCTAGAGAACAAAGGAACGCTTGATAAGTATATCGGTGACGCTCAGATGGCATTCTGGAATGCACCACTAAACAATGAACAACATGCTCTAGATGCTGTGAAGACTGCATTCCAGATGCTAAACTCACTAAAGGAATTTAATGATGAAGTTACAAGAGAAGGTGTACCCGCTTTTGGGATGGGTCTTGGTATTAACACTGCCACTGTGGTTGTTGGTAATATGGGCAGTGATCAGCGTTTTGACTATACTTGCTTGGGGGATGGCGTTAATCTGGCTTCTCGTTTGGAAGGTCAATCCAAGCCTTATGGAGTCAAACTCATTATTGGGCCAGAAACTGCCGAATTGGTTAGGGATGTATACCAAATAATTGAACTGGACCTTATTGCTGTTAAGGGCAAAACAGAACCAGTAAAGATTTATACTGTGGTTGAAAAGAAAGATAGTGCAGCAGAAAAAGCTCATAATAAATTTTTAAATTATTATCGTACTGGTGAATGGGGTAGAGCTTTAGCTATGGCTTATGAAATGGGACCAGTGTGGAAAGGTGAACTTTCTGGCTATTACAACGCTATGATAGATCGCATGAATGAGCAAAAGTCTGCACCAAATAATTGGGACGGTGTTTACCGTGCTACCAGTAAATGACTTGGTGGATGATTGCTTACATTTTTTATAATGGAGATTTAAAGGCAAGGATTGTTCACGTACATCCATCTAAGTATGAGTGTATGATGGACGGTAAAGAACAGACAACATTTTATAGCAAGCTTAGAGGCACTGTATTATATTACTGTATGTATGAAAGATATCCTGAAATATTTCCAAAAGAAAAATGACTGATGTATCAGTCAATAGCAATCGTAATAATCACCATTATCTGTAATAACCACTAAGCTACGTTTAGACTCTTCACCACAAACACAACTAGCTAATCTCAATGCTTCCTTTTCATTCCTTGTATTAAATGTAAGGAAGAACATATATTCATCATCATCTTCGTCATCCATTCTACATGGTATGGCATAGAATGTGTTTCTATTCTTGTCTTCTTGTTCCATGTGAGTCTTTCTGTAATATGTTAGTAATATTTCATGCCGACAAACGGATTATAACGGCAGTTGCAACTCGTGTAAAGTAAAAAAATGGGGGCATCATTAAAAAATGTCGCCCCCATAAGTTTTTATATTTTACTTTTATTATTATATATCATTATTGAACCTTACTTATTGATACGAATGATACCATCTTTATCAACTGGATTGGCAAATTTACCAGCTTCTTCGTTCTTAATGCCCTTAAGCTGTAGACCAGACACAACTCCATGTCCCTTCTTGCCTTCAGTTCTGCCGATTGATTCATGACGGTCAAATGTGTTGTCATCCTTATCGCCATTTACGATTGGATAACGAGTGCCTGTCTTAACGTCTTCAACGTGTGTTGGATGTGGAATTTTCTTACCACGGTGATAAACCATCGCAACCACGTGGCCTCTCTTCAAGGTATCTACAGCAGCCTTATCGTTTGATTCAGCGTGATCCGTACCTGTGTGTGATAGGGTAAGGTGATAGTTCTTTGGTAGATCAGGATGGCCTACACGATTAGAGAGCTTGGTATAGTCATAGAATTGAGCATCTGGATGACGATCAAATAGTTGTGGAGCATGTTTTTCCCATGAGATATCTGAAGTCACGTTTAGACGCACACCGGGCTTCATGCCCTTCTTAGCGGCATTCTTGACGTGATTGCCGATTTCGTTGTCTAGGATACGTGCAGCATGTTCAGGATGCTTTGCAATGAAGTGTGTTCTGATAACCTTGCTTGATAGAGCAGCATCTGGGTACTGACGATTGCCACCAGCAGTAAGACCAAGGCAACCCCTCTTACATTCAGTTGATGCCTTAACGCATGAGTTAAAGCCATGTAGACCTGATGTTGTATGTGGAGCTAGTGTTAGACCTTTGGTTAGAACGCCCTCACCAGAAGATTTTTCTGTCTTCATGTTTTCGCCCAAAAGGGGAAACTTGCTCTTGAAACCACGTGACTTAGCAAAATCGCTTAGAACCTTATGTGATTCTGAAAGCTTTGCTCTTGATTCCTTTGGAGTTTCATTTGCCATTGATTTGAATGTTGATTGAAAGCCTTCACCAATACGCTTATGGACGTTTCCCGCTGGAATGTCTCTACGGCCCATATCAATAAGATTACGTGTCTTAGGCAAATTCATTGAAGGATGTGCAGCTTCATCAGGATTAAATTTTGGCTGGCTTACATCCATAACATCTCTTTTACGTTCCTCTTCTTCAATCTGATCATAATACTCAGCAGCTTCGTTGAGAAGCTTGGTAGGATCAGAAGGACCACTAAGGTGGAAAAGGAAGTTGTGAAGATTTTCTGGGACACCAGGAAGTGTTGTAAGTGCAGTGCTACCAGTTGCTTCAGTCATGAAAGATTTAAAATTAATCATTTATTTGGATTCCTTTAGGTATATGAACATATTCATATGTATTTATAATATTAACGGTTGCCGTATTGTTTCTTTCTAGCATCTCTATACGCACGTTCAACTTCATTACTGAAGCCATGATCACGTGCTACAATATGTTCTTGACCAGTAACAGGGTGTTTCCATACTCCAAGATTTTTTTGCTGTCTATAATCAGCAGGGGAATTGCCTGTATTGCCATGATAATCAAGAAACTTTTGTACAAGCGGATGTTGTTCAATATGATCCATATGTCTTTCGTGATTATCAGTACTTTTCCAATGATTACCAATATTACGATTATGAAAACGTAGGAGAGTGCTTGTAAAATCATCATGAGTTATACCCTGTGGATACTCTTTTGTTTTGGTTAGCTTCTTCCAATCCCCAGCTTTAATATCACGTGCATGACCTATTTTAGTCCACTGATGATCCTTATCATCATGGTCAACAAGTGGTGGAAAAATGCCTTCATCATTTGTTTCGAAATGACCATGACCTTTGTCTGTCAATGTGCGATAGTTACTGTTCACCCAATGATCCCCACCTTCAGCATGATTTTGCATTGCACCAAGGTGAAGCCCATCATGTTCTTTTGAATTGTGAAACCTGTCTAATGGGGAACGAATAGCAACCTTTGTGCCAACTTTCATAGGTACAATCTTCTTGTCTACAATGATATTCTCAGGCTCTGCATGTTGCATGTAAGCACGAGAAGAACCTTTAGGCATGTTACCTTCAATGCCTGTTTTTTCACCACGTGATGTAAGGTCTTTGATCTTATCAGCAAGTTGCTTTTGTTTAGTTTTTCTACTAGAACCTGTACGAACCACATCCTGAAGTTCTGGGTGGAGATTTTCAACAATAACATTGTCCATAAAATCTTTAAAATTGGTCAGCATTATATTATACTTTCTGAATATTTGCGATTATGTGAGTATCACCTTTAAGTCTCGCTGCTACAATTCTATGATGACCATCTATAACATAATGCTTATTGTTATGATGTAGTACTAAAATAGGATTTTCATCATTGATTTTTTCTTTTGCCTTTTTAGAATTCCAATCAGTAAAGGCTTGTGATGGGATTAATTTTTTTATATCAATTCGTGTTTTATTTGGTTCATTAATTTTTGGATCAAATACGTCTGTGCCTCTTTCGGCCTTAGCTTTATATGCACTCATTCCAGTATAATCTGGTTTAGAACCGCTTATCAGTTTGTGTGATGGTGAAGACAACGCTTTATTCTGCATATAGCTTGGTGGTTGTTTTACCCAATCTTTTTTTGATTTGTCAGCTAATCGATCACCAAGCTTTAATGCTCTATCAATAGTTCTAGTAGCCTCATCAAAAAATTCTTTAAAAGTTTTCATGGTTTCTCCATTAGGTTTGTATTATTTATCAAAACAAAAAAAAGGGAGGATTGCTCCCCCCTTTTTTCTGTGCTATGATGTGAGTTTTTACTTCTTGATAAGAATATCATAAATCTCTCTTATCAGAGTTTATGTTTCGCTGCCATCATCAAATCCAGCCTCATAAGCAGATTCCATCCATGAAAATAAAATCTGTAATTGATCTCTAGTAAACTTTCCGTATATCAAATCCGAATCAAGAGTTTCGGAATTTTCGGCTCTCCACTTATCAAAAGCATACATGTTTAAGTTCCTCTTCAATTGACCTTATAAACCATTATAACATACTTTTAGAAATAAGTCAAGCATTATTTTTATAAAAAATACCCCCGACATTGCTGCTGAGGGTATCATTATGTATGGTTTTACTTCTTGATAGCAATGGTAGGCAAAGGCATACCACCACCAACATACTGAGGATAATGACCATCCCACTTTTCAATCATGCGCTGAGTAAGAATCTGCGGATTTGAAGAGATAGCATTTGCTTCAATCTGTGTAGCCTTAGCACGACCTTCTGCTTCAGCAACTCTTGCACGAGCATTAGCTTCTGCCGTAGCAACATTAGCCTGAGCGGCTAGAGCCTGTTGTTCGTTAGCAATCTTCTGATTGATCTGTGCCTTGATTTGATCAGGGACACGTACTGGTGAAGCCCAATAAAGCTGTTCAACATTCAGACCAAAAGGAGCAAAGAACTTTTGAACACGTAGAAGCGACTTAGTGATAAGTTCCGCCTTACGTGAACCATAGACTTCTTCTACTGTCATGCCACTAGCTTCTTGGTTGATAGCGTCACGAATAGCAACACGCATAGGACCAGCAACAATACCATCCATATCAGTACGATACTTTTGGAACAGAATAGGAGCCTTAGTCGCATCAACATGATAGCTAACAGCAACATCAGCGGTGACGGTCATACCATTCTTATCAGAGAAACTAAATTCCTGATTTGAAGCAGAACCTTCCTCAGTATCCTTTGTCCATGTGTACGTATTGGTGAACACTGGATATTCATAGATGCTTGTGCCTGGTCCAGTAAAGTATGTACCAACTGGAAGAGATTCGGCGGCAACACCAGCAGATGAACCATACTGGTCAACCTTGATACCAACATGACCCGGTTCGACACGACTACATGCGGCAAGTGAGAGAGCCGCAAGAGCAACCAGAACGATATTCTTAATCTTCATTAACATTTTCCTTTTTGGTGGATTTCATAATTTTGTTAATTACACCAATAACAATACTGGCGATAACGCACACAACGGTAACAGCAATTACAATTCCAAAATCTGAGTGTGCATTGATCAGAAACTGAAATAGTTTGGGTATTAGGAAGAACACTGCAAATGCACCCAAAGGCAATGCAGCGTATTTCATAGAAATCTTCATGGCTTACGCTTCCTAACATTGATGTTAGCGCCAGTAATCATAGCAATAATTACAACGATGATACCAATACCAAGAATGATTGCCAGAGGAATCCACATAGGAGCAAGCACCCACCACCAAGACCATGCAATATGACCAGTGAGCTTAAGGGTGATAAAGATCAGGGTGAGAATTCCCAAGAAGGGAAAGTTTACTGATACAGAACTTGATTCAGACATATTATTTCCTTTACTTTTTTTCAGCGCCAAGTTCAATTAGTGTCTTACGTACATCAGACACTTGGCGGTGTTTTCCTCGCCAATCACCGATTGTCTTTGAGAAAAGAACAAACCGTGATTTGTTGTTGACAGTCAGATAGAACTTAATGTGCTTACCTGCATTGTCGATACGAAACTCAACATCTTTCCATTTGTTAAGTTCTTTAACTAAACCGGGATTATCAAGTTTGCTAAGAGCAATCATGTCACACTCCATTTTCGTTAAACCTTCAATAGCTGAGTAAATCAGGTCTGTCAACAAAAAAGGTTGGGGGGATTTCTCCCCCCTTCCAATTAGGATGCTTCAGCCATCTCTACAGCGGTCTGAAGAGCCTTGGTCTTAAGGTTCTTGTTGACACCGTACCATGCGTTGTGGAGGCGGTTGTCAGCGGTACGACCCATGACGTGATCGGTCATGAAGGTCACAGCGTTAAAAGCTTGCCACCATGTACCTTCGCCAAGTTCAGCACCAGGCTGGATGTGGAGGGCTTCTAGAGCGGTACGTGCATTGAGGGACAGTTCCTTCTTTGCTTCTTCCTTAGTCGTAACAACAGGGAAGACACGCTTGAAGTAGTCAACAATGTTCTCATTGCTGAAACGCTTCTGCGACAGGTACTGAGCCATTTCCTTGTAGGTGCTCAGCTTTTCCTTGGCAACGCCAAGAGCTTCCTTCACCATGTCACCGTCAAACTGACGTGCATGGCTGATCTTGACCATATTTTTGCTCTTCATGTTGAGCGAGAGGGTCAAGGTGTTGTTGCACACAACACGAATTGGAGTGAAGCGAACGTCAATCGACTGACCATACTGGTGAGGATTGGTGAAGTGCAGGTAAGCATCGACCTGATCACGACCACCAAAGAGTTCGAAGCTATCCTTGACCTTAGCCAAAGCCCAAACAATCTTGCCGTCCTTGAGCGAACCAGCAGTGTGCATTTCCATGTCACCAGCAGCAACGAAGTCATTGAAGAATTCGAAAGCTTCAGTGTTCTGGCAAGGGTTCCAATCGTCAGAGACGATATCCAGAATGCTGTTGTCCGTGTTGCGGATCAGTGCCGAACGGCCAATATCAACCTGTTCACCATCGATGTTGACGAAGGCAGGAGCCTTGCTAACCGACCAATCAAGACCAGCAGCCTTAAGCATCTGATCAGGGGTAAGGTCATTCGAAACCTTAACACCAAGACCGTGCCAAGGGGTTTCACCAGCGTAAGCCATCTGAGCAACGCCATTGAGCATTTCAAGTTCATGAGACATAATATAATTTCCTTCAAGTAGTCAGTGGCACATCGCCATCTGATGAATTGGTTTTAGAATAGTTTTTGATTCGTGTCAACAACTAATTTTAGTTTTTTTTAGTCTTCTCACCAAGGATCGTAACGATGAAATCGATGAAGTTCTTCACGAGTTTTAACAATATTTTCTTTGGTGAATTCTTCTTTCAATTCCATAGAATCTTCTATGAGAAATTTTGTAATGTTACAGTATGCAAGAATTTTTATCTGCATATAGTCCATAAAAGGATTTGCCTGACCTGCAAAATCTTCAACATCGCCATCTTCCCATTTAAGAAGGTCCATATCACTTTTTGTGAGGACACCAAAATTACCAGTACCATAGATGATGATGAAAACATCGTCATCTGTACCACGTGGTCCTTTTTTACCATTATGCCTAGTAAAATAGGCCATATGTTCATCAAATAAATGTTTATATTCGTCCATGTCACGCCACCTTCTTGTTAGGAAGATAGACATAGTAGTATTCGATGAAGCGGGTTTGAATGGGAACTATTTCACCATTGCTCTTCTTGAAATAAGTCAGAGCACCAGCCTTACGAACAACTTCACCAACAGGGCGGCGACCAATGGTCTTCTTGAACCGCTTGAATGTATACTTTTCACCAATACGCATAATGTATTCCTTTCAAAAAAAAAGCGGGGAAGTCCACTTAGGCATCTGCCAATTTACGAAAGACCATTCGTTCCCCGCTCAGTGACACCTTTATAAAATTATTTGTGATTCGTGTCAACAACTAATTTTAATTTTTTTTATCCTTCATCCTCATCATAAACTTCATCAGGATAAAGTTCCTTTTCAAGCTCATCAAAGTTCTCAGGCAGGTTTCCAAGTGGGAAAGAAGCAACCAGCTTCACAGCCTGATATTCTCCATTATCCTTAGAGGTGCCAGTGAAACGTGCACTATCAGGAAGTGGTTCTTTGTTGAAACCTTGATAGACTTCAAGGACGTTATCGTCCAGATCGATCACGTAGGCATATTCACAGAACAAAGATTCCTTGGCGAAATCAATCTGATCAATCAACATAAGTGGACCATCTGAATTCAGAATAACACTCAGAATTTCAGAGCCAGTATCACGACCAATATGACCGAATTCTGACTTCTTAAACTCAGCAGACTGTTTAAAGGTCATCCACCCATCACCATTGGTATATGGTGTGTATGCCTCATCAATCTGTTCCTGAGTACCATAGAAGCAGTTATCAACCTTGGCACGGAATGCTTCAAGATCGGTTCTATGGAAGAACTTAAGGATGCTATCACCCTGACCAGAGAGATAACCATCCCACTGACCATACTGAGCGACCTTGTACTCATGGTTCTTCTGCACTGCGATAAGATGACGTGTACCCATAATATAATTCCTTTTGAGTTTCTTACTTTTTGACGAACTTAAACTTACGACCTTGCTTCTTCAAGAAGCCGACCACTTCATGATTAGCAGTATCGTCAGCAAACGAAGAATTCTTGACCTTGATGACAGTCAGACCTTCATCTTCACTGGCATACTTCCATTCACCGATTGCAGCATATTCCAGATCGGAGTTAGCTTCAAAAGCACGATCAGCGGCTGCTTCAACGCTGCCAACCAGACGGTTGTACATTGTAGCATAGCGGTCCTGATTGTAGTGACGGAAATAAGAATGCTTGTAAGCATAGCCATAGCGGCCAATCTTGGTGCCATCGACAGTCTTAGTTTCCTTGCGGAGTGTGTACTGATAAACGCCCATGTGGGGTTCCTTTCGTTTCTATGAAGAGAATATAAAACTATTTGTGATTCGTGTCAACAGCTTTTTATGCTGCCTCGTACATTTTTTCCCAATTATTTTTCTCTGCACGATATTCCATTTCCAGTTCCTGTTGAGCTTCAGCGAAAAGCTCCATTGCTTTCTTCATAGGAAAGCGGCGACCATGCTGGATGAACTTGGCACGAACTGCATCTTCAAGGTCTTCATCACATTCGCTGCAACGAACATTCCAACCAGCACCCTTGGGACCAGTAGGTTCGAAGCGAATACGGCCAAAGGTGTAACCTCGGTTCGTTTCAGATACAATCTTGTACTGATGCTTGTACTTACCGTCTTCCTTGATTGCGATAAACTTGATCATAAAAAAGTCCTTTCCGTCTCTGTTGAATTTCTTCTACATAAGTCGGAAAGGACTGTCAAACATTTTTTTGTTTTTTTTTTAGTTCACACGATAACGACGAGGTTGACCATTTAGATCAAACGAAAGAACTTCAACATAATCAATATGTTCGAAGTAGCCAGCACCGTTGTTGTGAATGCTGATTTCACGATCAAAATCATCAATGAACTTAATTGTGAAATCTTCTGAGTTTTCAGTGATCTTCTTTGCTAGTTCATGTGCTTTTTCAGAGCTAGAAGTGCAATGAATGATATCGATGTTTCCGTTAGAATTACCAAAGCTATCACCGCTGCTATAGATCATATAGACAACGTAGGCTGTGGTGGCATCATCAGGAAGAATAAAAACCTCACTGGTATATTCAGCCTTTTCTTTTTCACCAAGCACACGAACGCCAGTTACTGACGAACTAAAACTAGTTCTCCATTCACCATACTGTTCACCTGAGTGATAATCTTCATTACAATACTGATCATATTCAACTGCAACACGCATAATATATCTCCAAAAAGTTTCTCATTGGTACCCATTCACGCCAAAAAAATATGCCAACTCACAATGGCGTTTGTTCCTTCCGGTGGATACCCTTCGTGGCCGCTGAGAATGTCGGCCATTTAAGGTTTGTGGTTGGTAACTTTTAAGCAGCAATACGACGAAGTGTACAAACACCATCATAAGAGCGAATAGTGCTACGGCTAGTATGCTTTTCAACATACTTCATGCATGTACCGTAAGTGGCTTCATAAGCCTTTATAAACTTAGGTGCATCACAATCTTCTTCAAGATATAAGGTCTTGCCTCGAACAAAAGAATAGTTGCTGATATCGCTCAGTGGCAGATTGACCTTGCTCAGATCAGCAATCTTAACAGCCAACCAACCATGACCACAATCAGAGTGAAAATTAAAAGTCTTTTCCATAGGGTGTTCCTTTTTCTATTGAGGATCACAATATAAAACTATTTGTGATTCGTGTCAACAATTATTTTCAATAAAATTGATATTCTCGAAACCTTCAGAATATAGGGGTATCTCATAGCTATCCTGCATCTTCTTCAAAACTTCAGCAGGAATGGTCTTGCCGTCACGGTTTGTCAGGCGGCGGCTCCACTCTTCCTTTTCAGGGGTTTCAAAAACCATAGCATCAAAGGTATAGCCATACTTTTTCAGCTTAGTGATAAACTGATGGCGGCTCTTCTCAGAAAGATTAGTACGATCAATGATCAAATCATAACCAATTTCAGCATTCATGATCATATGCTTTACCATTACCATATCAGCAAAGCGAATCGTTTCCTTAAAGATTTCATTATATGTAAAGCCATACCTCGTAGCAAGACTTTCAATAATATTATCAGTCGAGACAACCCATGTCCTTTCAGACATGTTTTCCTGAACCCACGTGGACTTACCAGAGGCAGGAACACCGACAAGAATTGTACACTTAGGCATTTCGTTTTTCCTTTAAATTAAACACCATGACCATAGTTTGGGTCACTATCTGGAAACGGAGGATATAAAATCTTTGGCTTAAAGGCAGCTATCTCGTGTCGCCTTTTAATATAATCTTTGCATTGATAATATGTCCATTTGTTATTGGGGCTACCATAATAATCATCAACAGAGTTGACCCAGAACCCTAAAAATCCTTTATGCTCTACCTTCCACGATCCGTCTAGTTTTTCTTTAATTCTATACTTCTTCACTTTATGCCTCTTGTCTCTTTCGCATAGAAGACCATACATCCAATGTTGCCTTGTGTCTAGCACGTTCTGATTCTACTTCACGTCCTAGCGTAGTGACAATTTCAATAAGCTCTTCTTTGGTATAATATGTCAGGGGCTTTCCCATCCAAAGGGCAATCATGGGGTATTCATCCATTATAAGTTACTCCCTCAAACCAATGATCACGCAACTCTTCCCACTTGGTAGTACGACCAAGATTATTACGAACAGTTCTACGAACCAATTCTGAAGAACGCTCATAAGAATTGTCATCCCAAAGAGCAAACACAATCGCCTTAGAATATGAGTTATATTCTTGTGCACGGTTTAGAGCAAAATATTTACGATCACCCAAATCCTGTTCAGTATTTGTTGCATCAGAAAGATGAGCAGACCTATCAAGAATACGACTGTTAATCTGAGACTCGAAGTAAGTCAGGCGATCACGATCTTCAGCAGGAAGGTGCGCCTTGATATCGTCCAACTTATCGTCAAGGATCAACTCAACGATGTTGCGATCCTGTAGAATAGCTTCCTTCGCCTTGTGAATTTGGACATACCAATCACACTTCAGCTTGATCATATGGCCATCATCAAAACGAACCACGAAGCCTTCTAGGTCTTCTAGACCACGAACATACTCAATGAATTCCTTCATGTCAGTCTGTGGATCGAATTCACGAACCAAAGGAACAAGATGATTCCATGCCTTAAAAAAAGCATAATTACCAGTTGTCATATTTCGAACAGCAGTGAGAATTAATTGGTCTTCCTGATAATCAAGAACGATACGCTGCTTACGAGAGCACCATTCGAAGATTGGAGTATAACCATAGCTAATAGCTTCTTCAGCTAAAAATTGATAATCTGGATTGTTCTTCACAAACTCCTCAACAGGCTTTGCCACGTCAGTAGCGCCCATCTTCGTACCCCAGATCATTTGACCATTCACAATGAAAGGTGCTATCATTGAACCATCAAGCTTCTCAAGGATAGCGTGAGGACGTGATAGATCGACCACATGATCCTGAGTTTCTTCACGCTCATTCACGTTGAAGAACTTTTGGAAGGGACGGCGAATGATATCACCAGAAGCAGTGTCGAAGATGATACCACGACACTCACGGCGAATGGGGCAGTCAAAGGTATCACTCATCATCACGTTATAGTTGATGACAGTGTAGCCTTCCTTGACGGCCACAGTGAACTCATCCCTACCTTCAATAGCAGGAAGCACGTCACTAATGTTATTGATGATAGGGAAATCGTAGTTCACATCTTTTCTCCAATTACATCATAATAATGTTCGTCTTCTTCGACACGAACCATCATACCAAGGCCCATCATCTTATTATGATGTTCCATCATCCTACGCATAGCAATCTCTGGATTCTCACGAATCCAAGACTTGTACATGTGATGTTCAATTCTGATCAAACCTTCAGTCATAATAAATTCCTTAGTCCATTGGTACGCCGGGATCAATCGTCAATCCCTTATGGTGGTTATCGGTAACACAGAATGCAGAGATTGCGAATGATTTATTTACAAACTTCTTAGCCATATTACCAGCAGCCTGTACACACTCTACACGGTTTTTATAGGGAAGCTCCACTTTCTGAATGTATTGACCATCCAGATTGAAGAACCAAAGTATCAACCACATCTTCATATTAAATCTTTCCAAAAAATTGCGTTTGCGAGACATTCTTATGCCAGAACAGATACCAGCAGCAATTGTCTTTTCCGACAGACTTGCTATCTTCTATCCATTTTACCCTTCCGATACTAACAACCCTTATGAGACGTGTCAAGTAGGGTACGGCTTGTTTTGTGTGCATCCAATCAGCATCAAACAAAAGCCACGTGGGCAACTGGTTGCTGAGATTTTCAATCATAGGATGGAGTATTTTCCTGTCCCATGGTGGATTGGTAATGAAGTAATCATTTTCGCCATGATTATACTGCATCGAAGTTGCATCACCAACCCTTTGAATAGGCCATATGGGTTCAACATCGACACCATACGTACACCTGTGCCCATGCGCCTGTAGATGATCTATAAGGCGACCATCACCAGCGCAAGGCTCAATGAACCAGCTTTCTGGTTTTAGGTGTGGAAGTAAAGGAAGCACAGCCTTCATGGGTGTAGGGTAGAAATCTCTCTCTACCCTATCGAAGTCTGAACGCTTACCCATTAAGCGTTTTCCATCTTTTCAAAACCGAATGAAGCAACCTTGTATGCTTCGCCATCGACAATCATCGTATCGCCAACTGACGAAGAGCGATGACCAATGGTACGACCCATGAACTTACGCAGAGGAGCCAGAACCTTGACGTTCTCGTTGAAGTCAGGATTATCATAGAGTTGACCGTCCATTGCAAACTCTTCACCCTGCGACCATGAACCATCAAGATTATTGGTCCAACGATAAGCATAATCAAGACCAGCAATGATATCAGTACCATTAAAGGTAACAACGGCAACAGCTTCCTGCTTGTTGGTTTCGAAGTCTTTATGAATAACCGTGATTTGCATTTTGAATTCCTTTTCTCTGTCTGTGAAATGACAATAGTCGATTCGTTGATTCGTGTCAACAAACAATTTAATAATTATTTTTTACCTGACGTGCAGTTTCCATGCGCTTGAACATGATGTGCCAATCTTTGAATTCCTTCACCGACTTGATGGTAGGAACGGTCATCTTAAGACCAGCATCCTTGAAGTGCTTATTGAGAAGTTCACCCTGCTCCTTGCCCATGAACTTGGTGACAAAGGCAACGAGGCACTTACGGAATGTTGAGTCGTGATGACGATGGCCATTGGTGTGCGCCAGTTCATGAAGCAGGATGTATGCGTTCATCCCGTTACGACTAAGGGTGATACGATTGCTATAAGCCATCCCGCTGTAGCGAGTCATCTTGTTAGAATATTCGATGCGGGGTGAAGTGCTGCTGACACGATTGGTCTTATGCTTTTCCCACACCTTCGAAGCAAACACCTTGTCAGCAAACTTCTGAGCTTCCTCTACAGTGGTGAACCATACACCACGACCATGAGTTGCCATGAACTTGTTTTCGGCGTTATAGGTCTTCTGGCGGGTGCTATCACGAAGCGTATTACGGCCCATCTTCAGGACCATATTCTTTTCCTTCGCCTTTGCAACATACTCAGCATAAAGGTTAGCAACCCGAAGAGACACTTCGTTCTCGTTGGCAATTTCATGAATTTGATTGATGCTAAGATAAATCGACATAATGTATATCCTTCCGTCTTGATGAAGTGATTATATAATCATTTGTGATTCGTGTCAACATAAAAAAAATCCCCCAGATTTCTCTGAGGGAGTTCTTTACCATTCTATCTTGTATCCATCTTCAGGTTTGAATTCATATCTCTTAAGGTCTTTCATTTCATCCATCATGGCGTTTCCGCTATAGTTGGAATAGATTCGACCTTCAACAAAGACTTCATCCTTGTAGATGTTGCAACCATAGTCTGGCCACTTTGGATCGACAGGAGCGTTAAAGATTTTATAGGGGATCATATCATTCACCTTTTAGTTCACGAATGTCTGCTTCATATCCAACAACTACACGCTTCAGTCTTTCGACGTGATCAGCATCACTGGAAGGATTGCTGATGATTGCTTTGTAGCTATCGACGTTAGCTTGAAGAGCATTGATCAAATCATTTACGGTCATTTCATTTCCCTTTCGTCTTGATAAAGAGAATATAAAACGATTCGTTTTTTGTGTCAACTCAATTTTATTTGAATTGTTTTTGAGATAGGAATTTGTCTAACGCACTCGCCATCAGCTTTACGATTTCTCCATTCTTTCAATGGGTAATCGAGAATAATATCACCATCAATGATAACTGCTCTGGTGCATTCTCTGTTCATCTGTACATAGTACACCTTATATTTGTCAGCCATCTCATATGGTATCTTGTCCAAAAATTCTTGGTCCCTACGCCATTGATAATCCTTGCGTTCGATGCAATTGATTTCTCTGAAAGGAAATGAAACATCTCCCTGCCAGTTTCCATGACGAACTTCGACTTCCCAACACCCGACAACCTTACCGCTATTGTTTAGGGTAAGCACATCAATGCCAAAGGTGTTGGGATTTTCGATATTTTTGTATTGAGGACAGTTTTTATTGAGCACAGATATCATGGCATCCTTGCCCTTGGTATCATAAATCTTATGTTCTGTATTATCAAAAGATTTTAAAGCACCAGACATACCACGAGAAGATTCTATGCTCTGATACATTAGAGGTCATTTTCCTTGCGATTTTCGCTGTAGTAAGGATCAAAGGCACCACTAGGATAACGTGCCTTCAGTTTCTCAACATTCTCAGCGATCACTTCGTTTGGATCGATACCCAAAGCATTACAAGCATTTACCCAATACCAAGCAATATCTCCAAGCTCACGCTTCATATGAAAAATATTGTCTTCATTCAAGGGCTTACCTTGAAATAACATCTTCTTGACGATTTCCTGAAACTCACCGCCCTCGCTACCAAGTCCAAAAGCACCAGTTAGCAATAATGGAATATTGACAGTTTCATGTTGATCAAGTTCAATCAGACGTGCAATCAATGTCTGTAGGTCTTTGCTGGCAAGTGATGCAAGTTCAAATGTGAAGTCTGCATACTTGTTTAGATTAATCTCACTCATTTTCATACCTTTCATGATATTCAATGCACATTTTCTTTGCTTTTGGTAGATAGTCCTTAGCCTTACGGACAAAGATTTGTGCTTCGCTACGTTCGTCTACACCAATTGCGACAACGATGTTGGGATATAGCATTCCTGTTCTTTCCCAAAGCATGAAAGAGTACATGGACGTTTGGAGAAAATAACTCTCAATCCATTCTTCTTTCTTTTCTTTTTCGGATGTTTTGAAATCGATGATCGATGGAAGACCACGATACTCAGCAACCAGATCGACTGAACCAGCAGTCTTCAATGTGTCTGAATATAACTGTCCTTCAGAACTTCGAATATTGTTGACGTTATCCCTGACAAAGTTTCGAAGTTGATAATAACAACGAGTTGTCAAAGGCATTTCACCAGCCATATCTACAGCTTCATTCAACACATACTTTTCACAGATTGCATGGACCGCTGTACCACGAGCAGAAGCTTGCTTCATCTTACGATTGGCTTCTTCTTCTCCAACCCTTTCACGCCAACGATCAAGACCAGACTTGTCTGTCATAGCGCCAAGGATTGTGGTAACAGAGGGATACTTCTTCCCGTTAGGGATTTGATAGTATCTTTTCGGTCCATTAATCTGCAATAGCTTTGGTAGCTCTATTAGATCAAGGTTGAACATTACCTTTGTTCATTTTTCCAAAGATCAGTAGAAACTACAGGCTTTACAAAAGTTTCTTCAATTGCATCAAAAATTTTTACAGCAGTATCAATCATCATATACATATTACCGCCATCATAATTTTCAATCAAATAATATTGTACAAATTCACGCTTATCCATTTTGTATTCCTTTCACTAAACGTTTATCAAAACCTAGAATGTGACCCTTATTGGATTTAAAAGCAGCATCCCAAATTTCTTCAAAACAACATTGAGCTTCATAAATAATATCATGTAAATTACTATCTCCAATATTATAGTGCTTCAATACAAACTCACTTATAAAATCCATTTCTTTAATAAAAGGGAGTGTTTCATTCATTTTATTAAAAATTATTTGTGCATTTTCATTATCCATTTTTCATTCCTTTATCAATATAGTCCTAATTCATACTCAGCGATAATGAACGATTTGACAAAGCCAGAGCGCACAATATCATCAATACCAAATTGAACGGTAGACATAAGGCCCATGCGTTCAAATACTTTCATCATATCCTTAAGACCGGACACTTCATTGTAGCGAGTCGAAGACAGGTCATCCTGCTTTGTGTCGCCACAAAGAATCACTTTACTATTATCTCCAGTTCTTGTCAAGACGGTTCTTAGCTCAACATAGCGTTGGTTTTGAACTTCATCTACGAGGATAATGGCGTTGTCGATGGTGGTTCCACGAAGGAATGATGTGGTGTGGAATTCGATGATTCCTTTTTGCTTAAGGATTTCATAAGCATCATCACGGTGGAACAACTCGCAGCAGATAGCTCTATAGGCTGCTTCGAAAATCTCTCCCTTTTCTTTGACATTACCTGGTAAAAATCCTTGATCTTTTGATGACTGCGTATTGCGAATGATAACGAGTTTTTTGCGAGGTGTTCTTTCATTCATGATTTCGTTAAGTGCAAGAAACATTGAAATGAAAGTTTTGCCAGTACCAGCACAACCATGTAAGAACAGATTTTTACCCTCATCATATGCATCAAATGTCGCCACTTGATTATCAGTCATTGGGTAGATATCTTCTAAATCAAAGTGTTGTTGCTTGATAGTTGGAACAAGTTTTATTGTTCCCTTTTCAGCTAGTCTCTGTTGTCTTCTAGTTAAACGCTGAGTGCTTCTGGCTACCATATTGGTTGGCTCCTAGTGTTGTTAGTGTTATCACTGAAGCATAATATATACCTGTCTAGTAAGGCTGTTTTGCTCTTGCTTTGTTCACAGCCTCTCTAGTTTTAGTTTCTTTGACACCCTTTTTGCCATGTGTTTGAGCAAGAGGTGAATGTGGGTTAGCATCAGATATGCGTGAAAGCATATCTTTAAATCCACTGTCATTTTTATGGGTGATACCTGCTACCCCAGAAACAAAGTTGGGTGCGGTAATTGTTTGTCGTAGATGTGGATGCTCTTCAAGATATGTTTGAAGAGCATCCCACGATCCCCAGAAGTCTTCTTCTGGCTCATCTGTTTCTGTATTGTGGACAGAATATATCGGCATTAATTAAAACTCTTCGTCTAGGTCTAAGAGGTAATCGACATTGCGTGTTTTCAACGCATTCTTCATTCTCTTCAGCTTTCTACGTTCTTTTAAACTATCATGATATCCATTGTTGTATTCATCTTCGTCATAATAGTCATCAAACTGTGGGCTGCGTGAAAACTTCTTACTCATTAATAACTCCGGTGGTATTTAAAAAAGCTTTGGAAATGCTTTTAGCACGGTTTTTGCAGAAAGTCCTTCGAATGGTAGCTTCTTATCCTTTACAGCAATTAGAAGCTTTGCATCTTCAGGGGTTACGGTTTGAAGCAGTTCTAAGAACATAGCTTCTCTCTTGCGAGGGTTCAAGTTATTATTTCCACCATCAACAAAAAGGTACATACGTCTCGCTTCAAGATAAAGCGAGTTTTCCATGTTTGGATATTCGCATGGAGTATATGGAGCATCACCTTCTGGAAGAAGCCACTTGATGTTAGGATCAAATGCTCCTGCTAGAACAGTTCTTAGAGCAAAGGTATCATTTGCTTGTAAGCATCTAATTTGCTCTTCTTCATTTGGTAACTTTGAAGTAAAGTCCAAAATCCATGCGATTGATTTACGTGCCATTATTTTTCCTATCAAAATTCATTAATATTGTCAATTAGATGTTTTAGTTTGTGTTGAATGAAGTAGTTGAACAAATCATTTCTGCTCTTCTTCACATCTTCCTGTTCTGCATATGATTGATTGATTGATGCCTTGATATCATCAGGAATCAGAGACAGATCAACCATCTGCTTATTTCTATTGTAACGCTTCAACATTACTTCATCACAAAATTCATCAGGGTTTTGATTGACCCACTGATCAATCTTTGTTTCCCTTAACTGCTTCTGCCTTACACCAAGCACAAAACAATCGTCTTGTGAAAGGAAGTTAGGCACACCATCGCCTCTGTCGCCACGTAAAATGTGCTCACGTAGATAACGATCAGGATCACGTTCTTCTAGATATTTTTTGCGTGTGGGATCGTATTGCTTGACGTTGGTATACGTTTGCAATTGACGAAAGTCTTTATCGCCAGAAACAATCATGATCTTCTCAAGGGTGTTGCCGTTCTCATGAACTAGCGTACCAATGATATCATCAGCTTCTGCTCTATCGATATGAATAACTTTGTATGGGAAATATTCTTTGAGTTCGTCACGAACCTTATTGAGAACTTCGAACACGGTGTTCCAATCAATCTCAGATTCTTCACGATCCTTATGGCGGTTCGCCTTGTAATATGGGTATAGCTCTTTACGCCAACTACGGCGGTCATCGCAAGCAATAATCATCTGTCCATATTCTCTACGGAACTTGACGTTGTAACTACGAATAGCATTTAGCACCATATGTCGTAGAAGGTCTTCTTCTACAGGGATGTTAGTATGATTTCCAATCGTTGCCATGAACGTAGAAATCATTGTTTGAGATAAATCGACTATAAACACATTATCATACCTTATATTTCATGATCTATTTAGTCTTCCAAGTATTCTTCATCAAAACTTTTTGCCATAATACTTTCAGTTTGCTCAATTGCATCTTCATCACTAACAAAAAGCTCTTCAGCTACTAGGTGTAATGGATGGACAATTCCAACGCTTTTAAATAGTGCTGCTCTCATCGACTCTACTAGCATACCAGTAGTTTTAAAGCAATCATCATTATTCAGATTAAAACCTTCTTCATAACAACGACTGAAAACAAATGAAAGAGTTTCGTCAATGATATATTCAACGTGCTCTTTTCTGCCTTCAACGACTTTTGCTTCAACTTCTTCTCTAGTATTAAGAGGACTGTCCCTCTTAGCCTTTGGGAACATTACTACGTTATCTTTCATTTAGTTATCCTCAATAATATTACATCTTCGTTGATGCGACCAGTTGGTACGGTTGTGTTGGTCTTAATGCCATCCATGAATGACCTAAGAGCAATCTTACCTGCACCAAGCAATTGAGGTAGAACTTCTTGTGGTTTGCGTAGACGCTTTGATACAGACTTTTTCTCATCAAACTGAGTAACAGTCGTACCCTTAACTGACAAACCACCATCATCAATAGCATGATACACTGATAGCTGTCTATATTTAGTGTTGTAAACCCAGAGAGTTTGAGCCTTGATAATGTCAACTGGATTGATACTCACAAGCTTTTGCTCAGCATCTTCCTTCTTGAACTTTACCTTTTCGACAAGCTTAGCTGCTGGCTTTACCTTGATAGCACGTGGCTTACGAACCTGACGTGTAATCTTCATGTTTGCGTGATAGCGATCAGCATCGTCAGCTAGTGTCTTATAGAACTTAAGCCATGAATTATACTTCCATGTTGAAAGGTGTTCATATCCATCCTTACTCAACAACTCTTGATATAGAGAAGTAACGTAAGTCAAAACCATATTCATACCAACAGGAGATGGCTTCTCAACCTGAAGAAAGTTGTACAAAGAAAATTTTTCATCAACGCCATCAAAAACAAACTTATCAATATGTTCGTCAAGCTTACCACGAAGCTCACGAGCCTTTGCGGCGATCTTGTCTTGAATGTTGACAACAACCTTTGGCGCATCGTTATTCTTTTCATGCTTAGCAAAAGAAGCATTTTCTTGAATGTGAGAATTAAATTTTTCCATAGACTTATCAGGGAACGACCATCCCTTAAGCATAAGTCTAGCCGTCCATCCCACAGTGGTTATTGTGCGGATTGGTGGTGCAGACTTAACATCTGCAATTAAAGTTTCAGCATAATTATTATTCTTCATATATTCCAACAACCAAGCTTTTGCTTGTTCATTATCATAATAATAATTATACCAACTTAACGCTTTGCCATAACGAAGATCATTGCTGTCAACAATAGCAACATCGTTTTCTGGCTCTGGTCCTGTCCAACGCTCATCGGCAAACTTTGGGCGACGAGTGGTGGCTTTTCTTTTTGTTGTTTTAATCATAAAATCCTCATGGATACTATAAGTAGATCAATCATAATAGAGCATCCATGAGGAATGTCAAGGAGTTTTATGGAGTTCTATACTGGAAAAATTGACCTTCTGGCTTTGGCAATGCACGTGGCATATCCAAAAGAGTTGTCAATAAACTTTCCCATTGCAATGCACGAATATTCCAGTTATAATACACGTTTGCATATGATGACTGTGAGGATAGACGTGACTGCACACCTTCGTCCCAGAAGCTTTGAATTGAGCTATCTAGAACACTGTAGAAAACAGATGCGTGTTGGTTAGGGTCTTCTTGCCACTGATACATGTGTGACCAGTTTGCAGAAGTCTCATAGAGTGCTGCAAAGTTAGGATGTACACACATTAGACCAGCAGACATACCTTCCATCAATGTGATGCATGATGTTTCAGGCCAAGTTGATGGGTAGGCAAGAATATGGGTGTTCTTCAGGTTCTTACGAAGAGTTTCATTTGGAACAGTACCATGATAGTTGATCTTTGGATGATTCTTGCACTGATCAAACAGCGGCTGGAATTCCTTATCACGTTGCTCCCAACCATAAAGCTTAAACGAAGAATAAACATCAAGTTCGATGTTATCATACTTCTCGCATAGCTTATCGAATACAGGAACAAGAATGTTCAGACCACGATGTGGTGTTGACCAATAGGCAAGACGAATCGTACCATCGTTTGGCTTCTTGTGATCTTCAATAGGATCAATTGCATTCTGCATGACCACACAATGTGACCAAGGAATGTTATATGTTTGAATGTATGCTTGCATCTGCCAATTAGACGCAAAGATAATACGATGGAAATTCTTCCATCCATTATTGGCTAGATGATGGGATGCTGGATCGTTTGGAAGATCATGACACCATAGTAGACGAATCTTTGTCTCATCAAAGTCTTCTTCAATACGAGACACAAAGATTTGAAAGTTTGACAGGAGGTCTTTAGGAAGACGTTTCTCAAGACCATACTTCATAAGCTCAGTTCCACCCATGGCATTCTTTGCCTGAGTATCCTTACCAAAAATATTCAATTCACTCATTCTTCACCTTTGTTTCCATAAATATTTGCTCTAGCAGCTTTTGGACTGCCATAGAGTGTGTTTGCACGTACCCTAATGAAACGCATGTTGCTTGCTGTGCCGGGAACTGTAATCCAAGGATTCTGCCCCTTTCTCCAAGCCTCAAGCTTGTTAATCATCTTATCAAATTCTGATCTATCACGACGAACAGCATTTACTGCCCAACGTCCAATTGAACGGCGTTCACCCTTCGACACCTGTGTCTTACGACTGCGCTTCTTACCCATAGTTTATTCACCTTTCATTTTTTACCATGATCTAGAACAGTCAAATTATGTTCACGATCAATATACTTATACTCAATTTCTGTAGGACCGAATTCTTCTAATGCATCAAACACATTTTTAATATCTAACGTAGAGCACGTATATACATCAAGTTGCATAAGTGCAGGATCAACTTCATCCCAGACATGCATAGCAATATGACTAGTCTCAATAATTGTAACAGCAGTCAAGCCCCTATTACCAACCATATCAGAATACACTGCATATGGACCCATGAGAATTTTCATGCCAATCTTATCCACGAGCTTCTTCATCCAATCTTGAATTGCTTCAACGCACTGTGGCGGATTAAACAATTCTGCTCGTACAATTAGATGCTTATGTTCCAATATCTGTAGCAACTCATAAATTCCCTTTATTCTATAGTTTTTAAATGTTCTTTCAAAATGTTTGATCCACCAATTCTTACGTTTATGATACCATTATAGTAATCATCGGTTTCTAATACTCTACGTTCAAATTGTTCTCTTGCTTCCAGATAACTAGCAATACCTCTACTTGGACAAAAATGCAAAATTTCTCTTGTAAAATTTTCAGGGCCAAGTTGTTCTACATCGGCATTTAGTCTGTCGCTAGAACCCCAATATTCTCGCCAATCACTTTCTTTTGTAGAACGTCTTTTGTTTTTCTTGCCTTTAAGCGGTGGCTTTGTGATTTTAAACTTTGCTAACTTTTTACCAACATACATCATACCAGATATTTTGTTAGTAATCAAGTAGACAAATGCCTCACACCCTGCTGGCAATTCAGTTAATTCTTTGTTTTTATATAACCACATTTTATACTCCACTTCAGGAGTATTATTTAGTCGTTATAATCATAACCATCTTCGTCTTCTTCTTCTTTGTTTTCTATTTCAGAACCACAGAAGGGGCAATAATCAATGGGGTCATCAATATCAGACACAACACGAAATTCTGATAAACAGCTTCCACATTCGTACCACTTCATTCCTTTTTTCCTTTTATTGTTTTAGTTTCTTTTTAACTGATTTTCTGGCTTCTTCCAAAGCTTTCAATGAAATTGCATTATCATATAACAAGTCAACATTACGAGTAAGCATTGCTGTTGTAATGTTTTTCCAGTGTTGATTAGCAATGTCATCAACAGCAGCATCTACATTAGCATATGGTTCAATCATTTATCTTTTCCACAATAATTATATTAGAAGATTCAGTACGATGAAACATATTATCATCTTCATCCTCAAGATGAAGATCAACAGCGGTTGAACCTTCACGACAATTAAAGTCTAGGACATGATATCTTCTTCCATGATCGTACCACTTATCATTATCTAATGTAATCCAATCACCTTTTTTAATCATCATTTACTCCTATGATAATCACAATATTCTTTATCTGTCATGTATAGTGTTCTGGCATCAACCTGCTCAAAGCGTCTAACGCCTTCTTCAACTTCATCGTGCCATTGACTATATGGTCTAGAAAAGCTGAATGGATATTCCTTTTCATACTCATCTTCGACCTGATATACAACCAACATTGCATTTGTATCACAATCAAATGCAATGTCAGTTACTCTATATATTGTTCCTTTGTAGTGTCGCCAAGTACTACCTTCAATAACACCAGAATAGGACGCTTTATTTCTCTCAGTAAAAAGAGAAGTTTTAGATTTCTTCATCTATAATCCCATCCTGAAATTTCAATACCACACATTCTTTTTATTTGTTTTCTATACTTGTGCAATAAATTGAAGTCCATACCTTCACATTTCAGAAAATACTTTCCATCAATTATATCAATACTATAACTTATCATGATGCTGCCCAAACATCCTGCCAAGTTCCACTCAGAGCGCCCTTAGCATAGTCTGTAGAACGATTTTCAAAGAAGTTTGTATGAGATGGAGCATTGATCATACCTTCAACCCATGGAAGTGGATTCTTCTTTACTTTAAAGATACCCTTTAGCCCAAGAGCAATCAAACGACGATCAGCAATATATCGAATATACTTCTTCACTTCATCAGAAGTTAAGTTCTGCATTGGACCCATACTGAATGATAGATCAATAAACTTGTCTTCAAGAGCAACCATCTTTTCAGCAATACCGTAGATACGTTCCTTGAGTTCATCATTCCAGATTTCATTATTCTCTTGAATATATGTACGGAATACCTTGATCATTGATTCGGCATGGATTGTTTCGTCAA